TACGGTTAACATCAGGAGTCCAGTTCTGTCTTACGACATCAAAGAATCCATCTTGCGGTATCTCATCCAAATCAAGGGAAAGACACATATCAACATCAGCAGGTAACAAAGCAAGAGCAGCGTTACGCGCATCATCAAACCTAAACGGTTGAACACTGATTTGATGAACAATAACATTTGGTGCCCCTTGTAGTAATCGAACAGTCTGGTCTGTAGAACCAGTATCAGCAACCAGTCTAACATCAGCATCCTTGGTTGCTTCCAACCATTGCATAACGTGTTTCTCTTCATTTAAAGCAATTGCATATACTGCGATTTTCATATCGTCCCCAATATGTTTTATTTAGATTTTCTTGCTACAGCAGCATTATCTACTAAGTTTGGATACTTTCTTCCAGCAGCCTTAGCACGAGCCTTAGCACTTTTAATCTGTGCAGGTGTTAACTTCTTAGAAGTTTTCTTAGGATTCTTTTTATCCCAAAATTGTTTCTTCACCACTTAACCTTATCCGCCCAATAGGCTGCGCTCATCTTACCCTTAGCAATATTTTTTGCGTGACGTGCTTTAAAAGATGCTTGACGTTTAGTTGGTGTTCTGTCCCCAGTAACACCTTGTTGTCCAAAGCGGATTGTCTTAACTTGTGAACCAACTTTTGCTACAACAACGTGTGACTTAGTAGGATGGCTAGGAGTCCGCTTTGGCTTGTTATAACCAGAGACTCCAGCCTTTTTAAGGCGTGAGTCTTTCATCATTATTTTTTCTTCTTCCTAATATCTCTTGTACCATAAACTGCAGCAGCAGCACCAAGAGGACCAAACGGTGCAGAAACAGCACCAACAACTTTACCTATTGTGCGTGAAGTTTTACTACGGTCAGCCTTCATTTTTGCTGTAACAGCCTTCTGTTGAGCAGGAGTTAAATCAGCAAAACTTTGCCTCTTAACAACTTTACCAGCAGCGTTACGTTTAACAGCAGTTTTCTTAAGAGTTGACTTAAAAGGGCCAGCCATAACTTTGGACCTCTTAGAACCCATAACTCCACCAGCAGGAATTGAACTTCCTCTTGTTGTTTTAGAACCAGCAGTAGCCTTTGCTAATCTCTTAGCACCATACATACGCTTAACTGCTTCTTGGTATTCTGGAGTACGACGAGTCTTAGCAGCAGCAAGAGCCTTAGTCATACCCATCTTTTTAATTTCATCAATAGTTGATTGCTTAACCTTGATAGCCATTATTATTTTCCTTTAGGTTTTTTTGGTACTGCTGTTTCAATGCTTGATGGCTTAGGTGCAATTGGCATACCCATTGGGTTATTACCTTTAGCATTAGCCATAGCGTGTTCTAAATTAGGATAATTACATCCACAAGTTGCGCACATATTATTTCTTCTTTCCTGTTTTCTTTATCTTAACCATTGATTTTTTCTTTGAATCCATCTTCTTCATATCCATCATCTTTTTGCCTTTAGGCATTTTTTTACCGTACATCATATTATGCTCCGTATGCTCTTCCTGTTTTATTTGATACATCTATTGCCCTACGTATATCTTTGGTCTTAGTGCTATCAGGTTGAATACCCTGAGACCTAGCCGTACGATATAACGCAAGTTCATTGTCCCACTTTTTTGCAGACATTGTTAGTCTAGTGGATGCTTCACCAGCGTTCAAATCGACAGTGGAAGCCTTGCAACCAAAACATCCCTCAACAAACTCTGGATGTTTTCTAATTCTGTGTAAACTCATTCTTTGTCCCTAACGCTTTCTCAATTCTTTCAATAGCATCCTTCATAGAAGAACCACCATTGTGGCTTAATTCGCCATCAAGTCTATTCAATCTTTCCATCACACTTGGAACAGGGTCTCTACCTGGACCACCAGGCTCGCCTTCCCAATCTCGGCGAAATTTTTCCAACCATTCCATCATAGAACGAGTCTTTCGAACTGTTGGAGCAATCACAAAAAACACAGAAGCAATTGCACTTGCAGTTGCACCTGCTACAAGAATGTTCTCTATCATCCTTCAAAGTTACTTTCAGTAATGCCGATGCCAGCGTTAATAAGTGCAGTCTTTTGTGCTTCGGTAACATTGTGCTCGTGTCCTCCAGCATAATATTCTGTAGAAGAATCAACTTGGTCGGTAGAAGGAACTCTAATTTTATAATAAGTATTACCAATTTTTAATACACTAATCCCACGTAACAATTTATAGCGATAGAATAAACCAAACCCTGCTGGTCCTTCTTCTACTGTTGGTGGAAAAAATGTTGGCAATTTACTCTCCTAATAAGTAAAGCCCCCAGTTGCCCAGGGGCTTTAAATTTGATTTGAATCTAACTATGCAGCGTTAATGCTGGATGAAGATTCAATTCTGTACAATGCTTCTTCGCGATAACGCTTGAAGCCAAGTACACCGTACCAACCAATTGGGCGCAAGCGCATCAATTTGTCAGTAACGTTTCCGATAACTACGTGTGGTTCTTCAGCAACTGCTTCAGCAAGTGCTTGTTGACCAGCAAGAATTGTACGGAACACGCGTGCACTTGAACCACCATCGGTGGCGTTGTACATACGTGGGGATTCGATGAAGTATGCACCTTCGAATGTTCCAATTTCTCCTGCCCAAATTTCAGCATTTGATTGGTATTCGTGAGGCAATCTCCAAGAAGCAGAACCTGTTTCAGCACGTAAGTCGTGTGAAACTTCTGGGTGTATTGCACACCAGTATAGGCTGCCCTTACGAGCAACTGCTTTACCTGCACGCAATTTAGCAACTGCAAGACGGATGTCTGCTGCTTTCAAGGTATGTGCACCAGTAACGTTTGTTGTTGCTGTTGCGCGTGTACCTGAAGCGTTGCTTGCGTAGATTACGTTTGTTCCAGCGCGAAGTTCTGTTTGAACAATTTCGTCAATGGAATCTGCCATATTGAACGCAACGATATTTGCAATCGCTGGGTCAACTTCAGCAAGTGACATTAATTGCAGTTTGCGAGTGGTCAACACTGCGTTACCGTATTCGTTAAGAACAACAGTTACTGCAGTTGGTGCACCAATTGCTACTGAATCTGGGTCAACTTGTTCTGATAGAGCAGTTGTTGCCTTTGATAGGTCGCTGTAGATTTGGAATACTACAGATGAACCTGGCATTGATTGGCGTGCTGGACGTTTGTCAGCGACTGAACGTAGTAATGGTTGAGAGCGAAGTGCGAACTCAACTAGACGGTCGTATGCTTTTTGTACGAGACCTGCACCATTGGATGGTGTAAAGGTTCCTACGTTGTCAGCACTTGTATATTGACCGCCACCAAGACCACCGTTAGTATTTGCTGTACCGCCAGATAACGCTGTATATACGTTAGGCATTTCGGTTTATTTCCTTAGTTAGTAGTTAGAGCCTAAATCTCTCCACCTTGTTGAAAAATCATATTTGTAATTTCTTCTGCAGATTCTGCATTCTGTAATCTCAAATATAAATCATCAAGTCCAGCAGGAGACTGGGCATTAGCAGTAACAGAATCGATTTGTCTGAGTGTAGCCAAATCAGGCTTCACATCATCGGGCGTCTGTACTGTTAAACCAAAGACTTCAGCATTTTCTGCAATCCAGTTATCGATAGTATCTGGATTAGCCTCAATATCTTGAGGAATGAATTTTGCTATCTTTGGACTTACGCCCTTACTTTCAAGAACTGATTTAATAACGTTGTGACGTTGTTCAGTCTTAATCGAAGATAGTTGTCCTTCCATTTCGGAAAGCATTTTAGATTTAGTTTTCAACTCCTTACGAAGTTGCTTTAATAAATCGCTATCTGATTGTTGACTTTGATTAATGTCATCATCGTCATCTTCCCATTCTTGATATGTGTTGCTCATCGCAACGCTCCCATTCTATTTTGTTAGTCGCAAGCCTCATAATAAATCGGGGAAAATACTATGGCTCTTGCTACCAGTCTTGTTACTCTCGTAGGGGCTGGTCTATCCTACTGAGGGTCTAAATTGCGCCTGTTGTTTGCTGCGCTAATGAAGCAGTTGAAATACCTGCTTGTCCACCGAATGTGGCTTTTTCTCTTTCTTGAAGTTTTTTACGGCGTTGTGATGCTAAACCAAAGAACGCTTCTTGTTCAAGTTCTCTAGTAAGACCAGGTGTTTGTTCACCATAAATTTCTGAAAGTTTTGTTACAGTTGGTTGAACCTCTGCAATATTTGCGTAGGCTTCTCTTGAAAGATTACCAATCTGTTCAGTTGATAAACCACTTGTGCTTAATTGTTTTTCAAGTTGACTAATGTTTTCTTCAGCAACATTTATATTACTTGTTGCAGCACCTGTACGAATATTTGCTTTACGAAGACTTGTTTCTAATTCGTTAATACCTTGAGGTCCCTTCATCAAAGCAAGAGCAATTTGTGAACGTTGTTTAGTTGGGTCACCAACACCATAAGCGCCCAAGTAATTACTTAACTGAGTTTTTAATTCATCTGATGCTTTATCAATTCTGTTGAAAACATTATCAACACGAGCCTTAGCCTCATCAATTGAA